TATAATATCGTTACCATCAATAGCAAATCCTTCGCTTGGACTGGTTCCACTATTAGGTTTCTGAATGACTCCATTGATGCTAACAAGATGTGCTTGAGCATTTGAACCGGGGTTTGATAATGTGAATCTTGTAGCAGAACCATTGAAGGTTGCACTACCACCACCTGAGCCACTAGAGCTAGACAGTGTGTTGATTGCTATGGTTTGAGATCCAGCTGCTGCCCAGCTTAGATTACCATTAGCATCTGTTTTTAAAAACTGACCACTTACTATATTAGATGGTAATGTCAGTGTATAACTTTGTGCAGCACTATGAGGTGGTGACTTGATTTTGACACCATGACTATTAGCTGAACAGTTAAGTTGCAGTGTACCATCTGCACCGCCTGCACCTTTGATTTCTACAACACCTGTACCGTTAGGTGTTACTTTAATATTACCGTTAGTTGTGCTTGTAGTAATCTCGTTTGTTTGTACATCTAAGTTACCACCAAGCTGTGGTGTAGTATCAGATACAACTTCAGAACTCACAGTTTCAAACTCTAGAGCTGTGCCACCTGAGTTTACTTTGACTGTTTTACCACCCTGTCCTGTTAGACTAGAAGGTGTATCTGTAAGACCAGCAAAGTTACCAGCTGGTGTTGTAACTGTAACAAACTCAACAGCATTACCAGATGAGTTTACCTTTAGTGTTTTACCAGCTGCACCTGTAAAGTTGGCTGGTGTATCTGATAAGTTTGTAAAGGTTGCAGCACCAGCACCGGGAGATATGCCTGCTAGTTTGCTTTTTTCTGCATCTGTAAATACGTTACTATCTGACGCATTATCAACAAGTGTTCTTATTTCTGATGCTGTCTGATCTGCTGTTGCACCAGCTTCTATAGCATTTAGTTTACTGTGGTCAGCGTCAGTAAATACATTACTATCACTTGCACTTTCTACTAATGTTCTAATCTCTGATGCCGTCTGGTCAGCTGTTGCCGCTGGTTCGATACCGTCAAGTTTTACTTTGTCTGCTGCGGACATAAGTCCAGATACAGTAGTAGTAGAGTTTACTACGTTCTGCTCCTCTTGTGCAGCAAATAGTAACTGTTCATGATTAGCATTAAGGTCAGCTGCCTTGACTGATGACCCTGCAACATATGTAGCTTTTGCAACATCTACGTTAGTATCACGAGATATTACTATCCTTGCAGGGCTGGTTGGTATATTACCAGCTGTAAATACTACATTACCACCACCAGTAGTAGTATAGCTTGTTATATTGTAATGTGTGCCTGATGATTTTAGTACTTCGTCTACTGTTACTTTAATATCAGACTGTTGTATAGAAGGGAAAGAAAACGCTTTCGTCGCATTTCCATCCCCAGTATAATCTACGAATGTTGTTGCCATTTATTTGTATATGTTGAGGATGTTAGCTGTTGTATTACGTTTCTGTAGCTTTGCCACATCTTTACGTCTTTGCTCTTCTATTAGCTTAACTATATCAGAGTCGTTCTTAATAGATGCCCATGCAACTCTACGTGCTCTTTGGAATAATCTATCTATAGCTCTATTATGCCAATAATCTCTAGCATTAAAATCAGCACGTTGTCCAGTCCTAATATCATAGTACATCTGTTTCATAGATGCAATAGCTTTTGGATTCTTTGCTAATTTATCTAGCTCTCGTTCTAAGTTTTGTAAACCTATAGCTCGTTGAAACTTAGATCTAATTTCTGGTTGGTCAGTCAAGTTTGTGCTATCAGGTGCGTAGTATGTAGACAAACGTAGGTCATAACCACTATCAAACAAAAAGTTACGGCCTTCTGATTGGTCTAAGTTAAGACTTATAGGACTAACAGCATTATATGCACGAGTCATAAAGTCCCAATCTCTAAGTGGTTTACCATTTAGCATGTCATACTTAAGTGGTAAAGGTTTAGCTAATGGATTTATATTTGCTAGAGCCTCTGTTATTTGGTTACGGTTACGTATGGATTGTCTAATACCAGATCCAATCTCACGCATGTATGGGTTAAATAATCTACCTAGTTCATTACGTAAACCAGATAATGGTACAGTATTGTTAAGTAAGTTTGCTGCAATACGTGGCCCTTGTCCGGGTCTACCACCAAATAAATCTACAAAAGACTGTATACCAGCTAGATATGACTTACTTGTTACAGCTTGTGCTACAACCAATGATATTTTACCTAATTCGTTTTCTGTCCACTCTTCGCCCATAAGTTCGCTTGCATCACCTACGTCAGCGATTGTAGACATAATTAAGTTAAACGGTTCAAACTGATCATAACCAACACGTACAGCACCTAACTTAATAGTTCTTGGTTCCCACCTACCGTCTAACCACATCTGTCTTTTCTGTCTATCAACTGGGCCATTACCATTTAGATCACCACGCATCCAAGCTTGTGTAGCCATGAATACTACAGCAGAACCTATTGCTAGTCTACCTTGTTGTAAAGCTCTTGCGTTAGCTAGCTCTTCAACGGTAAATATACCATACTTAGATACACTGCTTAGATCAGCTGGGTTTGCAAATGCAATGTCGTTAAACTCTTTGACTAAAAAGTTAAAACCGGGTGTGTACTTACCTGTAAGTGCAAGACCATTCACACCAGTTCTAGCAAACAAAAAGAAAGGTTTGGCTAGTGGTGTAGCTGTAAATACATCATTTAGACCCTTTGCAAAGCCTGTAAGTTCTTGTGTAAGTGTAACTTCTTTACGTGCAAAGTTAGTAGCTTCATCTGTAAGATTACCAGCAGAGTCAAAGACTTGTGAATAAAAGTCATCTTCGTATGCTCTCATCAACTCTTTAGTTACCTTGGGTGTTTTGTAACCACCTTCTTGTAGCTCCATAACTCTACGCATAGCCTTTTCACGCATCTTAGCACGACCTAATACATACGCAAAGGCATCGTCAGTTGCAGCCATAATCTTTGTAGAGTATGTCAACAAGTTGCTATTGTTCATAGACCTAGCCATGTTAGCAAGTCTAAATGCAGCCTGCTCTCCGGGTGTAGCTCTACCACTATCTTCTGCCCATCTACGTAGTATCTCCCAGTTATCATCACCTCTAGTATAATCAGAGAAACGTGTTTTAATAGTTCTTATATCACCTTTCCAGTAAGAATTTAGTTTTGTTCTAAATATTTTAAACGAGTCTGGTATAGCTTCTACCATACCGTTAACAGCTGCAAGACTTGCTCGTAGTCCACGAGTGTCTCCAGTAAATGGTGCTTTTACAGCATAACCTAACGCAGTTGCCATAGGTCTTAGTAGTGTTGCAGTTGATGTACCCATGATAGCTCGCATTGGAGTTTTAGGGCCAGATAGAATACTATTAGTCATCACACCTTCTAGTTCTCTAATAATAGCACCAGTACGATCTACGCCATTAGGTTTTAACTTACCACCTTTTAACAAAGTACGCATAAGATTATCAAAGTCGTCAAGTGAGTTGACATCATCCATCATTGAAAACGCTTCAAACAATGCGTTCAATAAGTCATCATCTGCATCATCTTTTGCAAGATTTAGTACAGACGTTATAGCTTGTTTTGCATCTTCTACTTCTTGTTTTACTACAGTTTCTAGTGCTTCTTTTCTAGCTTTACCAGCACCCAAAGCTCTAAATGAGTCAGACTTAATAAATCTTGCTTTTTTTGTTTGGTACAATGCGGTTAGCATAGTATCTACAATCTGTTTAGCTGGGCCATCTATGTCATTTAGATCAACTAAATCTGCTATTTCTCTACCAGCAATACCAGTATCACGTAGCTGTTTCATTAGTGTACCTAGTACAAGATCAGCAACAACTACGTTTCTAGATGTCCAGTTTTCAAAACCATCAATAACATCATTAGTTTCAAACAGCTCTTTTAGATATTCTTCTGGTGACATATCTACAGGATTTCTACCCTGTGTAATACGTTGATGTGCTTCAATAGCTTCTCTGTATGTAGCAGCTAAAGCTTTTCTACTACCTTTTGCTTTTTCTAATTCTTTTGCAAACTTTTCACTGCTAAATAAACCACGTAAAATACGTTCAACTGTTTCATCATCTGTATCACCCTCTCGTGCTATACGCTCACGTTCTACTGGTGTTGTTACACTACCTGTAGATCCTTCTTCTGAGCCCCAGTCTTTACGAATCTTGGATAACTGTTCTCTAGCTACCTGTGGTTCTACTTCTGATATATGTGCAGATTGATGTGGTTCTGCTAGTGGTAAGTTTTTGTCTGCTCTAAACTCAGCATCACCCTGTCTTAGTTGTGCAATACCAGCTTCTATGTGCTGTTTTTTAAGACTTGTATTTCGTTTTACAATCTGATCTACAGACTCTTTGCCGCCCTTTTTTAAGGCATATGCAAGTCCATCAAATATAAGACCTATGCCCATACCTTCTACGATGTTTTTAACTTTCATCATAACAGGATGGTCTGTGTCTTTTGTAGACAAAGGTGTATCTACCCAACCATATCGGTCACGTAACGCACCTAATGCGTTTTGTTCATCTGATTCTTTTGATATAAGGTCAGATACAGCTCCAATAGCTGCACCTCTAACAAGGCTGCTACTAGCAAGTGCTGCTAATCCAGCTGGTACTGTTATAAGTCCAGTAGCGGCTGCACCTTTTGCTGCTAGTATTGTACCAGCTGCAAGAGATCCAAAATGTACCAGTCCACGTAACTGTTTACCCCACCATGTATGTGTTTCGATGGGGTTATCGTATGCACCAAATGGTGTCCAGTCTGGCCTATACTCACCTGTTTCTTCTCGTTGCCTCTGCATTTCACCAGATAATGCGTCTGCTGTACGCTCTGGAAATGTAGCAAGTGACGAGGCTGTATCCTGTAGTCCACCAGATAAAATGGACTGCCCTTCTTTGATGAGAGCCTTAGCTCCCCATGTTTCAGCGTTGCGAGGGTCAAACTTTACATCGGCAGCTTGCTGCTCGATTTGCTGTGAAGCTTCTTGTTCGACTCTCTCGTCTTCTCTACGCTGGATAAAGGCTTCTGTAGCTTCTTGAGCAGTTTGTTGCATTGCTTCCAGATCGTCTTTATCAAAATTTAGTGTATACTCTTCAGCCATTAACGTCTACCACGTCTAGTTTTCTTTTTAGGTTCGACAACTCTTTTAGTTTTCTTAGGTGAAAAGACTATATCAATAAGATCTTGCGACATTGTAGCCCAGTTGCCAAATAAATCTGCTTCTTTTAGTGCAGGGAAGAACTCTTCTACCGCTTTTTTCTCAACATCAGTCAAGTCATTTAGTCGCCAAAATGTTTTACCATCTATAGCAACACCACGAATAGCGTTCTTTTGTTCTAGTTGTTTTTCATATAATACTGCTAGCATCTGAGTCTGTGTATCTTCGTTAAACTGAGCGTTTCTATCTATTTTACCTGATGACATAATTAACTTTATTTCAGCTGGCGTAAATCCATATCGACCCCAGTTTGTTGCACCTCGTCTGGATAACATTTCAACGCTAGCCATGTTAAGATTATCACCACTATTTCTACTTCTTTTTGCACCACCATTTCTACGAAATTCATAGTAACCATCTTCCTGATAGGCACCTTCAGAAATTGTTCCATCTTCATTTATTATTTTTTTTCTTACTCTAGATGCATCAATAACTACAGCAGCTGACTTGCCATCTCTTTTATAAAATAGTCTGATGCCTTTATGTATTGTAGGGTTACGTTGTAAATCTGCAAGCTGAAACTCATCAAGATCAGGATAAGGATTATCTTTTACAATTCTCATCTTCTTAGGATCATAACCACCAGTTGCAATCAATCTACGCTTCATCAATAATCTAGGATCTAGTCCTGTTTTCTTTGCTAAGTCTCTCCAGAACTCTGGTACACCACCTCTTCTTCTAAGATACCAGAGTCTAGCTTCTTTGAGCTGATCTAGTTCATGTATAGATAAATAGCCCTCTGCATCTAGTATAGACTCGTCTTGTATAATTTTTGTAGCGATCTGTGCCATGTCAACTTGTGATGTTACGTATGGCTGTGCGACTTCTTTGTAGTCACGATTAAGGAGCTTTTTTGTATACTTTGCAATCAAACCATCATTACCATTTGGGCCACCTAATATTTGTGCATCAGTTGCATTTACGTTATCACGTCTTTCTAAATAATACTGCTCTTCTAAAGCTCCAAATGCTTTGTCAAGTTCAAAACCTTCTAATGTAGTTAGTTTGTAACCTGATTCTGTGCCTTTTGCTCCAAGTGCTAAGTTTGTTGAAAACGAGTTTTTCATTTCCTCTTTTACACTAGCTAAAAAGTTACCTTTACCAATACGGCTTGAGTAACGAGA